TCAGCGTCCGCGTCTATCTCGAGCGCGAGTACATCGACGAACGCGATACTCGATTTTGTTATACCGAGGGGTTCTGCAGGTCCTGCGGGTTCCCCGGGTAACCCGACGGCAACCGTTGTAGTTGGGACAACATCCACAACCCCGGCAGGTGGATCGGCATCCGTGTCTATCTCAGGCGCAAGTACATCGACGAACGCGATATTCGATTTTGTTATACCGATGGGTCTTACAGGTCCCGCGGGTCCTCCGGGCACGACCGGTGCATGGACCCCGGGCGCGAGCTCGACCAATGATATTTATTATTCTACGGGTAACGTCGGTGTCGGATTGAACAACCCAAGTCACAAATTTCACGTAAATGGTAATATTTATGCAACAGGGAATGTTACAGCCTATTCCGATAACCGTACCAAAACAAATCTACGAGTCATAAAAGAATCTTTGGAAAAATTACAACGGATTAACGGATACACGTACGATAAAGACGGTGTCAAATACACTGGTCTCGTCGCGCAAGAAGTTTTACATATCTTACCAGAAGCTGTCGTCGGCAGTGAAGAAGATGGATACGGTTTAGCGTACGGTAACATGGTAGGCATTCTCGTCGAGGCGATAAAAGAGTTATCCGAAAAGGTTAAAAATCTCGAAGAAAAACTGTACTCATAATGTATATGGCCGGGTTCACTAGTACGGGACCTCTCGATTTACAGACAATAGGTCAAGCCGATGGTGATAGTGCACCATATAGTCTAAGTGAGTACTATAACGTAACATTTACAGATGGTAGTAGTACACCTTCAACGGGTACAATAAGTATCAGTGACTTTTTGGGTAAAACGATAGGTTCAGGAAGCACATGGACACAACAAGCAAAACTGGTCTCTCCACACGCGTCCTATTCAGATCTGTTTGGACTCGCTGTATCCGTATCCGGTGACTATGCCATTGTAGGAGCTTATCGTGAAGACCCTGCCTACCCAATTCCCAGCGGAGGGCAGACAATCCTCACAGATGCGGGTGCTGCGTATATATACGTGAGGTCCGGAACAACGTGGACATTACAACAACAACTTTTGGCTTCCGATGCGCAACCCTATGATCGTTTCGGCTTCGATGTAGCCATTGATGGGAATTATGCTATTGTGGGGGCTCCCCTTGAAGATCCCGGAAATCTCGCCTCGGCTGGGTCTGCGTATATATTCGTGAGATCCGGAACAAGCTGGTTTCAACAAACAAAACTAACCAGTCAGCCAGGTCAGTCCCAAGCCAACTTTGGCTTCAGCGTAGACATTGACGGGAATTATGTTATCGTGGGGATGAGAAATGCCACCATATCGAACATATTATCAGGGGGGGCGTATATATACGTGAGGTCCGGAACAACATGGACAGTGCAACAACAACTTACGCCTTCCGATGCGCAAAACTATGACAACTTTGGCTTCAGCGTAGCCATTAAGGGGAGTGATGTTGTTGTGGGCGCTCCCTATGAAGATCCCGGAAATGTCTCCTCAGCTGGGTCTGCGTATGTATTCACGAGATCCGGAACAAGCTGGTCTCAACAAGCAAAACTATCCGCTTCTGTTGGAGGGGCATATGATTACTTCGGGCACCGCGTTGACATTGATGGGAATTATATTGTTGTAGGCGCTTACATCGACGACATCCAATCCGGCTTCTTAACGTTAACCGACGCGGGGTCTGCGTATATATTCGTGAGATCCGGAACAAGCTGGTATCAACAAACAAGACTAACCGCTTCCGACAAGGCGATGTCGGATCGTTTCGGGTCGGCTGTCGCCATCGAAGGTACCCGCGTTGTCATAGGAGCTATGTACGAAGACGATGGGGGCAACAACTCGGGGGCTACCTATATATTTGATAGATCGGGTTCAACTTGGTCACAAACGATAAAACTTATCAATTCCGATGCGGCCGCCAACGATCGCACCGGCCTAGGCGTTTCCATATCCGGTAACACACTTATAACTGGGGCGTATTACCATACAGTTCCAGGCGCGTACCAATCCAATCAAGGTGCCGCTTATATATATACTATTTAAAGAATCTATACCTTATTTAAACATGGACCAGCTCATCCAAATCATACCCGTTTTGACCGAGGAAGAAGTGGATGAGTTAAATGTATACACAGAAGGTCATTTAATTCTTCGACGTAGTCAAACACTCGATAATGGAATCGTTCATGGTCGGACAAGTGAAGAATGTCCTTTACCCGAAGATGAGGAAATTACCCGAAAGGTACACGCGAAAATAAATTTAGCTCTCGATGAATATAAACGCAGAATTATAAACCTACACGACACTTATAATCAACACCCCTTACCCGGTGGACGAGGTACAAACTCATGGAGAGAAGAGATTCGAGTTATTCAATACGAACCCGGACAAGAGTATGGGTATCACAGGGATAGTCATGTGGATAAAAGTGCTAAAGAATACCATAGGGAAATATCGGTCATCGTGTATCTCACAGACGATTTTGAAGGTGGGGCTACGAGCTTTTTGCATGCAAGTTATAAACCCAAAAAGGGGTATGCACTCATTTTCCCATCAAATTGGTCTTACGTACATCGGGGGGATCTAGTTACAAAAGGTACTAAGCGTATAGCGGTGACGTGGTATTACGTCGATCATAAATAATTATAAATCTAACACACAAGATGACTCGTGTGGTACATTTATGATACTTACCTTTTCGCAGAATCCATTGCGGCTAGCGCAATGACACCTGCTATAAAAAATAAAACTAAATAATTGCATTCTGTATTTTCCTCGATTGTGTCTTCGGGCTGAGCAGTCTCTCGAACTTTACCGGTTTTATCGGCAACGACCTCCAACTTTCTGGGAGATGGAAGTTCGAAAGGCTCGCCGAAATCAATCGGACTGTAGCCTATCATTTATATAGGTTTACAAATTAATTTCAACCTTCTTCTTACGAGACCCACCTCGTTTTCCCTTACTGGAGGTGGGCACCTTCACATTCTTAACTTCCTCCTCGAGAGATTCCCCGTTCGCAGCGATCTCATCTATGATATCAGAAATATCGTCATCGTCGTCGTCTGGTATCTCGGGTGTATATTCTTGGGGTTTGGGAGGAGGATTTATAGATGTATTCATTGGAGGTCCGGGGGGCATCATTATCCCACCCATCAAACTTGAAATATCCACACCGGGACCACGCATCTCGTGACGCTCTCCCGGGGGTGTATCCCCTCCTTGTTTCCCATTCACCATAGTAGTCTGAACTGCACTCATCATACTCGTCATAAGTTCTGGATTCTGCTTCATCACGTCACTCACGTTCGGCATTACCTGTTTAAACATGGAGTTTGTAAGATGGAACATCATCGCCGAACCACCTAGCATCATTATCAATTTGATCTCTGGAGCGACATGCATTTTCGTTCGGTATTTGACGTATAGTTCCTCAAACACTTCATCGTAATCATCTTGGTTTTCCATGATATTTTCAGACCAGCCTTCTAGTTGAATATCGAATGGGTTATACTTCTTATTCAAAAACTCTAATCCCGTCACACACGCGACGAGCATACGTCTCGAAAATTTAACCGACTTATCAACATCTATACTGTACGTTATACGCTTAACTTCTGTTCTGAGCTCATCTACAGGGGAATAAGCATTTAGTCTCTTATTGATGTTAAAACCACGCTTTTCGAGGCGACCGAGTTTATTTAAAAGATCCGCCTTTTCTTCGTCGATCGTCTTGTAACCCAGGGAAGGTTGTTCCTCTTGGGGTTCGCCACCGTAATCGTACGAAGGTCCTGGTTCATATGGCGTTTCGTCCATATATTCACCGTGGTCTAGTGGGTCATCTGCTTGTGGTGCAGGGGGAGCCGTCTGTTTCGTGGGATTCGCGAACGCGTCTACATCTTCTTGAAAATTCGGTGCAGAGGTATTATCATGGTGTCTCGGATGCATTCTCTGGGTTACAGGTGGTGCAAAGGAATTAGCTCGCCCACCAAAATCGAGCTGAATCTCATCCATAATCGCCTGCTCGTTATTGTCGAGTTTCATAACTGAATCTCCACCTCTGTCCAGAACAATTTCACCGTCCATTACTCTCTATATTGAAACTAATATATCCTCTTTAACGCACTTTATAAAAAAATATCAGTACATAATAAATGAAACTTAATTCTACCAATCGCGAAACCCTCAAGGCGATCGCGATCGTGATACTTCTCTTACTTGTTATTGGTCTATTTTTCGAAAACAGGAAACAGAAGAGTATGTACCAGCCCGGACCCGTTGATATCGAAGCCGTTTCCGATCAAGCTTTCGGCTCTCTCAAGAGCAGCGAGGAATGTCTCAAAGATAGCGTGTACTCCACGAGTACTGGTGGTGTATGTGGTGGCCAAAAACTCGTCCAAGATCACGCCAATTACAAAATCATTGGATAATTTTTCCGTATAATCAATTTCTAGTTAAACCGACACATCGTATTTAAGTAGAAAAATTCTAAGTGTATTATAAATGGCGCTTCTCGTAGCCCAATCTCAGCCCGGTATTCCCGATTACAATCACGAAATTCATACCGTGATTATTGATACTATCGATCATACTCCGAGTAAAACCGATTTTACATCTTTTTTACCAACTCCTCTCGAAAATGTTGTTCAGGCACAGTTAACAGCGGCTACTATAACAACAAATGGAAGTACACAAACAGCTTTTCATATTGGTATAGAGGAACTTAAAAGTTATTTTTCTCAACGCGGTAAGCAGGATCTGGAAGATTCGACTGATAATCATTTAAACGGTGTATTTGGAACAATTATAGGAAGTCACGTTTTATTAGCCGGAAGTGGTTCAGCTGCTAAGGTTGTATTGTTTAAAAACGATTACCCCATCATACAATCGTATCATAATCCCATCCGTAAACTTGACCGGTTAACATTTAACATAGATAAACAAGATGGTACAGCGGCCCTGGTGCTCAACTGTGTATTCATATTTAAGTTCACATGCAAAAAGAAGAACCTGGTATAGATTTCAGGACGTTATATACTCGTAATTTAAAAATACTTTTAATATAGTAAGTATGTCTTCTGGAATCGTACAGTTAGTGGCAATTGGTGCACAAGATGAGCATATAATTGGGGAGCCTGAAATATCGTTTTTCACTTCCACATTCAAAAGGCATTCTAACTTTTCACAATCCGTCGAAAAGCAGACGATACAAGGAGCTGTGAAAGGTAATTCCATGTCATCTATTAAATTCGAAAGAACTGGTGATCTTCTAGGATATACCTATTTCACCATAGATGATAACACACAGGCGGTGGATATTCAGGATTGGGGAGATATTATTGACAAGGTAGAATTGTCGATAGGGGGGCAAATTATCGATGTTCAGGACTCGGAATTCAGTGAGAATATAGCTATAGATATGTTTGCACAGAATGTGAGTAAAAGTTCTAATGGTGTACACCCCGGTGCATCTGCACGCTCATACTTTTACCCCTTGCGTTTCTTTTATTGTGAAGGACCACAATCCGCTATTCCTCTCGTAGCTCTTCAATATCATTCAGTTGAGTTAAGGATATATTGGGGTCCAGATGCGGCTAATTACAATGTAGACGCATATTCAAATTATTACTATTTAGACAATGAAGAACGTGGAATCATGGCTTCTCGTAAACATGATATCCTTATAACACAAACACAAAAAAGTATCCCATCCGGTGAATTAGATCAAGAATTGACGTTTAATCATCCTGTTAAATACATTGCATGCGCAAACACAAACGCGGAAAGTACCTTGACCTCCATAGATAACAAGCTAAAAATAAGTATTAACGGAACCGATTTAAGTTCGTTTAAGTGGGCGAAGCCTCATTTTGTTGACATACAGGGTTACTATCACACGAATTTCGTAACATCCCCAGATTGTTTCTTACACTGTTTCTGCTTAAATACGAGTTCTATTCAACCCAGTGGTAGTTTAAATTTTAGTCGTCTTGACACGGTTAAGATACACAGCCAAAATAAAAAAATTATAGATCCGATATATGCAGTAAATTATAATATTCTCAGAGTGAACAACGGGTGTGCGGGTCTCATGTACGCGAATTAAAATCAGTAGTAATATTAAATGCCGAAGAACTTGAGTACAGTCGGCGGTGCCACGGAGCTTCGCTTCGGTAAGAATTGTAGAGAAGATCAACACAATAACTCTGTCGTCATCAACGCGAGTAATGATAAAATCGACGCAACGAAAGCCGGTGGTTTTTACCTCACACCTTTAGAATTATCGACCGATTTCGCGAGTGATGGTACGGATGCGACGACTAATACGTTCGTGGCGTATAATCAAAGTACCAAACAATTATTCAGAACACAAGTTCCCATGAGTATCACGGGTATTTCAGCTGCGGGCAGTGGCGCAGAAGGTGATTTAAACGTAACCGGTAATCTCTATGTGACTGGTAATGTCACATCCATAGGAACTGTCGCTAATATTCATGTTACTAACTCTCAATTTAAGGATGGTCTCATAGAGATTGGAACCAATAACACGGATCTCGCAACATTTGATTTAGGACATATATACAATCGACCCATAGGAAGCTCAAACGTCGCCGTGTGTTACGATGCTGACGCTACGGAACTCATCGTCGCGTACACGGATAGTAGCGCCGCAGCTGTGGTGGGAGCTGCAGCTAGCAATCAAGTGGTTCCCAAGCCTTCTGAAACAATGAACGTCCACGTATACGGTAAACTTTTCACAAATTCTAACGTAGGAGTGGCCAACACTGCCCCGATACACTCTCTTTCCGTGAAGGATAAGTGTTTCATCGAGGCGGATGGAAATCATCCCAATGTTTTAGATGTTCGTGGTAATACGACGATTGAAGGTGCCATCATCACGAACACGGGTGGTGTCACTAAAAAGACATACAGTAAAAAAGATACGATTGCCCTTAATACGACTGCTGTGAATGCAGCACTCACACTTACGTTTACGAAACACCCGTTCTATGCGAAAATTGTAGCGCAACTTATAGATAATGCCGATAATGAAGTGAGTACCATGATCATAGATTTAGCAGGTGGTGAACGTGGTGGGGACTCCGCCCCCCTGCCTATAGCACCCGGACCCATTTCTATTTTCGGGAACGCGAGTACGAATCCGTGGAGTTCTACGGTCGCAGTGACACAGACTACTGTGGTACTTACTCCGAGTACCAATTTTACTGCTGCCGCGAATTCTGGTGCGGGAAGTTATTCCATATTCATCGAATACATTTCACCCGATACCGCAGGCGCTCTCACGAGTATAGAGAGGGGTACAACTGGACCCGTTTTATTTGGATATTAAAGAAAAACGTTTATATATAATAATGAGTTGGAAGGCTATTGGTTCTGTCCACCGCCAACCTAGATTGGATATTGATCATGAAAATTTAACCATTACACGTGAATTTGTTAAAGATCGCGAAGTTATACTCATCGATAACTTTTACAAATTCCCGCATGATATTATAAGGTATTATCATACCGCAAATAAAATTGTCACACCTACATACTACCCGGGTACAAGAGTGCAACTTATACCTAAAATAAAGAATCCTCATATAGAAGATTTTTGGAAACTTATGCACACTAAACACTTCGTGACAAATCCACGTGAATGGAAGAAGACCGGTTTACCTGATATCATTATATCAAAGTATAACGACACGTACGACACCGATGATATAAAGCATGAATATATTCAAGCGACCGCCAACCCCCATTGGGATACTGTACCTGATGGTACGTATAACATGTTTGTGGGTGTGTGTTATTTATCCAAGAAAAATCATGGAGGCACCGGGATCTACAAGAACCGTGAATTAAATTTTTTCTCTACAAATCAAATCAATTTAGAATTATTAAATGAAAAAAAAATATTCCCTTACGAAAAGAAAAGAGTTATAAATAAAAGTTGTGACAAGTTCGAGTTATTAAAGCTCTTACCGATGAAGTTTAATAGACTTGTATTATATGATGGTGATTTACTACACTCCATGTAC